GAAGTAGCTGGTTCTGCAGCTAATAAAGCCCGTCAGGCTGGTTATGAGGCTCTTGGGCGTGCTGATAATGCAGCTCAGAGTGCAAGAAAAGCAGCTGGAGAAGCGGCTAATAAAGCACGTGAAGTAGCTGGTTCTGCAGCTAATAAAGCCCGTCAGGCTGGCTATGAGGCTCTTGGACGTGCTGATAATGCAGCTCAGAGCGCAAGAAAAGCAGCGAGCAATGTTGCAACTAGAGCTCGTAATGCTTCTACTAAGGCTCAAATTGAAGCTCAGCTTGGAGCGTATAGAGTTCTTGGCGATAAAGGCTTTAATGCAGCTAGAAATGCAGCGTCAAGTGCTCGCAATGCAGTTACACAAGCTCAGAGAAATATGGTGGACGCTTATAAACGAGAGCATCCGAATACTAGCTTGAGCAATCGAGATATTCTTAGCATGTTCTCTAGACGTAGATAATAGGTGATCGTTATGGGGTACTATAGCGATTCGTATTTGATGCACCATGGGATTAAAGGTCAGAAATGGGGCGTCCGTCGTTATCAGAATGAAGATGGTTCGCTTACTCCTGCTGGTATAAAACGCTATGGAGAGCATGGCGGCGATTACCTTAAAGCTAGAAGAGATTATAGAATTGCTTCTCGAAAAGCAAAACGCGCGAGAGGTGTTTACCGCTTTGCTGATTTAGCCACAAAAGGAAACCCAGCAATGAACTGGGCAGTTAATATTGGCGGGTCAATGGCCAGAGGTTCTGTTGAAAGAAAAGAAACAGCGGCTAGAGATAATTATACCAGGGCGAAGTATACAAGAGATTACGAAACCGGAAGAAGAAAAGCTCTAAAGGGAAAGTATCAGCCAGATGTCGAAGATGAAATTCGATATGGTAGACGAGAATCTGTTCGAATAGCAAAACGTCGTAATCGAGGTATGAGCAAAGAAAAAGCATACCGAGTAACTGACGCTAAACGATTGGCGAAAGGCCTTGGACGAGTTGCCGTTGGCGTTTTGGGAGCTTATGACGTTACCCACGGAAGAAAAGTTACTAAAGCCATTTTAAAAGGCGGCTTTAAGGTTGGCGCAGCCATTTACAAAGGAACTAAAGCAGCTAAAACGGTATACAATAATTATTATGATACCACAATACTTGACTCTACGGGAAAGGTCGTTGCCAGATATCGTGATACTTCGTCTTATGGGGAAGCGATAATTTCTGGAATGCTTCATGATTAAGGGGCGTGTTATATGACTAATGAACTATATCACCATGGTATTCTAGGCCAAAAATGGGGCGTTAGACGCTATCAGAATAAAGACGGAACCTTGACTACTGCAGGAAAGAAAAGACTAGGTCTTTCGGAAAAGCAAAAGAAAGCAATTAAAACAGCCGTTACAGTTGGTGCTATTGCCGCTGGAGCGGCTCTTGCTAGTTATGGGGCTTATAAAATTAATCAGAAAACAACGCAAGCGCTAATTGATAGCTACTCTAATGTCGGAAGAATGTTTGAAGCTCGTGCCTATAACGCCAACATCATTGCGTTTAATAAGCTTGTTGATGCAGACATCGAAAGGGCTAAGGGGTCTTTGGAAGAGCGTATATTGCGAGATTCTTCTGATTATCATTTTAATATTGGACTCGCCAACCAGAGAATCGCTGACGATTTGAATCAAAAAGCTCTTTCGAAGAAATTTGGAGCAAAGGAGCGATTATCGTCCGCTGTGGAAATGATCGCCACCGGTCCTAAATTGTTTAAAAGTTCAAAGCAGCAAAGGATATTTAATGCGGCAGAAAGCCGTTTCCAACGCGAAAAGCCGAGATAAATATTTAAGATAAACGCATTGATAGGAGGCATATTCCAATGCCAACATTCATGGAAAGGCTCCAGCATGGCTGGAATGCCTTCATCAATAACAAAGATCCGACCGCTATGCAGCCATCATACTCCTACGGTAATTCTTCTTACCGGCAGGATCGGCGCAGAATTCGAGTTGGAAACGAACGTACGATAATCAATTCGATTTACAACCGTATTGCAACAGACTGTTCGTCGATTGATATTCGTCACGTGAAGACTGACGCTAATGGCCGTTTTTCAGATGTGGTAGATTCCGGTCTGAATACAATTTTCAGTCTGGAAGCGAACATCGATCAGTCGGCAAGAGTCTTTGTACAGGACATTGTTCAGTCTATGCTGGATGAAGGTGTTATTGCTTGCGTCCCAGTTGATACTACGACGAATCCATATAAAAGCGGTTCGTATGATATTAACACAATGCGAACCGGTAAGATCACAAAGTGGATGCCGAGGCATGTAACTGTAGAACTTTACAATGATCGAAACGGTCGAAGGCAGGAAGTAACACTTCCAAAAGAAATGGTAGCCATTGTGGAGAATCCGTTTTATTCGGTAATGAATGAACCAAACTCCACTATGCAGAGGTTAATTCGGAAACTGCGACTCCTCGATGATGTCGATGAGCAGAGCAGCGCCGGAAAATTGGACCTCATTATACAGCTTCCGTATGTAATTAAAACGGAGGCACGTCGGGCGCAGGCAGAGCAGCGTCGAAAAGACATCGAAATGCAATTGGCCGGTTCTAAGTATGGTATTGCTTATACCGACGGAACCGAGCGAGTGATTCAATTGAACCGTTCGTTGGACAACAATTTAATGAAGCAGGTCGAATACCTGACTGAGACACTGATGGGCCAGCTCGGGATTACGAACGAAATCTTAAATGGTACAGCCAACGAGCAGACAATGATGAATTACTACAATCGCATCGTAGAGCCGATTCTTTCTGCAATTACCGGTGAATTTAACCGGAAGTTCTTAACTAAGACTGCCCGAACAAAAGGGCAGACGTTCATGTTCTTCCGAGATCCCTTTAAGTTGGTACCGGTGTCAAGTATCGCCGATATCGCTGATAAATTTACACGTAACGAGATTCTCTCCTCGAATGAGGTTCGTGGCCTGATCGGCTTTAAACCGTCGAAAGATCCGAAAGCTGATGAACTACGGAATAAGAATCTGAACCAGTCGTCCAACAATCAGAAAGTTCCTCTGGATGCAATTCCGGAAGATGGATCTGATGTGGGCGACGATCTTGTTTTTAAGGAGCAAATTCAAAATGGCGAATAAGTATGACTTTAGCGGTTGGGCGACAAAGAATGATCTCCTCTGCGCAGATGGAAGAGTCATTCGTCGCGATGCCTTTAAAGACAACGATGGCCAGACAGTTCCTCTGGTGTATCAGCATCAGCATAATGATCCAGCAAGTATTCTTGGTCATGCTCTTCTTGAGAACCGGAATGACGGAGTTTATGCGTATTGCAGCTTTAATGATACACCGAATGCGCAGCTTGTTAAATCCGCTGTTCAGCATGGGGACGTTGTGTCGCTGTCGATTTATGCCAACCGCCTTGTTCAGGAAGGAAAAGACGTGCTGCACGGTCTGATCCGAGAAGTGAGCATTGTTCTCGCCGGTGCCAATCCCGGCGCTTACATTGACAACCCGATCCTTGTCCATGGGGAGGGAACACCGGACGAGAGCTATGAGGATCTCCTCGACGAAGCTGTCGTTTATACCGGAGAACCGATTGAACTCTTCCACGCCGATGAAGATGGCGAGGAAGAAGAAAAGAAATCTGATGCTGAGGAAAAGAAGCCTGAGCAGAAGGAAGAAAAGAACGAAAAGGCGAAAGACGCCGAGGAGGAAACAGAAATGGCAGAAGCTAATGAAAAGACCGTTAAGGACGTATTTGACGAACTGACGGAAGAGCAGAAGAAAGTTGTTTATTTCATGATCGGTCAGGCGCTGGAAGACGCTAAAGGCGGCAGCGATGACGAAGACGACGAAGATGAAGGAGACGAAGATATGAAGCACAATGTGTTTGACGAAGATTACTATGGCCCGGTCCTTACCCATTCCGACGAGATGGACATTATTGAAGACGCCAAGAAGTACGGCAGCTTTAAAGAAGCTATGGCTGCGTTTGCTGAAGAGAATGGTCTGCAGCATGACGATCTTGCTCCGGTTTCTGGTTTCACTTCTTATCCTGCTGGTGCTACTCCCGCTGGCGTGGATGCCCTGTTCTCCGAGTGGCATGATGTTCGCCCCGGTGCCCCCGAGATCGTTACCAATGATCAGGCTTGGGTTAAGGCGGTTCTGAATAAAGTTCACAGAAGCCCGTTCAGCCGCATTCGTACCTCTCAGGTTGATCTTCGTGAGATTGAAGGCATTCGTGCAAAGGGTTACCAGAAGGGTAAGGAGAAGACCCTTGCTGAGAACTACACCGTTGCCAAGCGTACTACCGAGCCTCAGACCATTTATGCAAAGAGTGCTCTGAACCGCGACGACGTTGTTGATATTACCGATTTCGACTATGTCGAGTATCAGTACAAGATTGACCGCATGCAGCTCGAGAAGGAGCTCGCCCGCGCGATTCTGATTGGTGACGGCCGCGATGCTGCTTCCGATGACAAGATCAACGAAGAGCGTATTCGTCCTATCTGGACCGATAACGGCATCTTTACAATCCGTAAGGTCGTTTCCGCCACTGCGGCTGAGAACGATCCGGGCTTCGGCACGAACTACGTCTATGCTCAGGCCGTTGAAGAGACCGTCCTTGATGCTATGATCGATTACCGTGGCTCCGGCAATATGGATATGTTCTGCGCTCAGCGCTTCTTCAACAAGATCCAGCTCGCCAAGGATCTGAATGGCCGCCGTCTGTACAAGGATAAGGCCGAACTCACCTCTACGCTCGGCGTGAGCGGCGTTTACAACGTTCCAGAATTCGAGAACCTGACCCGTACCGTTGGCGAAGGCGCCAGCGCGAAGACCTATCGCCTGCTTGCCATCATTGGTAACCTGAATGACTACAACATCGGTTCCACAAAGGGTGGCGAGATCACTCACTTCACCGATTTCGACATCGACTTCAACCAGATGAAGAGCCTGATCGAGACCCGCGTGTCCGGTGCGAACACTCGTATCTACAGCTTCATCGTTCTTGAAGAGGAAGTTGCATAATTTAAATTCATAAACGGCCAGTCGGCGGTAATCTGAATTACAAATTCAAAATGGAAGTGATTGCGTGAAATTCTACGGAGAGGTCGGGTTCGCTGAAGTAACGGAGAAGCGTCCCGGTGTAAAAGTTACGACTCCGGTTGAATACAAATACACCGGAGATGTCCTTCGGCGCAGCCTGCGTTACCAGGCCGGCGAAAGTGTCAATGATACCATTACTCCGTCACAGCAGATTTCGATTCTGGCCGATCCGTATCTCCGTAATCACGTCGGATCCATTAAATACGTAAAGTGGATGGGTACTGCATGGAAGGTTACAGAAGCCTCCCTGCAGTATCCTCGACTCATTCTGACGCTGGGAGGAACATACAATGGAGCGACGGTCTGATCTGTTGATTCAGGAATTGAAAGACCTGCTCGGCACGGATGAAGTGTATTTTCAGGCCTCTCCAGACGCCGGAACAAACGACAACGGGGAGGCCTATCTCTTTACGGGAATTGAGTATCCATGCTTTATCATGGAACGTACAACTTCATATCAGCCCAAGGCAAACAATAAGACCTATCTGTTTCGCCCTGGGTATCAAGTAACTTACATCAATCGTGATGAACCGGATCCGGAAATGATCCAAACCGTTATGTCGCATTTTTCAAACTGTCGATATGACAGACACTTCGTTTCCGACAATCTTCATCACGATGTTTTTATGATTTATTTCTAGGAGGAAATACCATGTCTGTTCTGAAATGGGACCAGGTTGGCGAAAGACTTTACCAGACTGGCGTTAAGAAGGGCGTTCTCTATCCTCAGGCGAATAAGGCTTATCCGAAGGGTGTTGCCTGGAACGGTCTGACCGGTTTTACGGAGTCTCCCGACGGTGCGGAAGCGAACGACATCTATGCTGATGATATTAAGTACCTCAGCATTCGCAGCACTGAGAACTTTAAGTGCACGATCAGCGCTTATACTTATCCTGACGAGTTTGCCGAATGCAATGGCGAAGCGACTCTTATGGACGGTGTCACGATCGGCCAGCAGCCCCGCAAGCCCTTTGGCTTCAGCTGCGTGACTACGATCGGCAACGACACTGAGTTCGACGATCACGGTTATATTATCCATCTGGTTTGGGGCGCTTCTGCTTCTCCGTCAGAGGAAGATCATCAGACCATCAATGATAGCCCAGAAGCGATTGAGTTCAGCTGGGAAATCGATACGATTCCTGTTGCTGTTGATATTCCCGGCACAAAGTACAAGGCGACTGCTCATATGGAGATTAACTCCACAAAGGCCACTGATGCGCAGATGAAGGCGATTGAGGCTGTTCTTTATGGTACTGAGAACGCCGAACCGCGTCTGCCCCTGCCCGGCGAAGTGGTAAGCATTATGCAGAGCGCGTCCGGAGGATATGTAGAATTTGAAGGTACGGAATTTACGGCCGGAACGACATATTATGAGCGCTCTGGAACAGCGGGTAACTATATCTATACACCGACCTCCGACTCGACTTACGATCCTCAGAAAACATATTATATTCTCAGCTGATAATTTAGCATCGTAAGCTAACGATTATGCAAGAGGGGCTGCACGCAATAAGGTGGGCTGGCAGTCCCTCTTTTTTTAAAAATTGAAAGGAGAATAACAAATGTACGCAAAGAAGGTTACCTACAAAGGGTTTGACGGACATGATGTCGAAGAGGTTGTCCGTTTTAATCTCACTAAAGCCGAAGTCCTGAATCTCGATATGAAATACGAAGATTATGGCGGACTGATGGGCTACTACCGCAAAATGATCACCGACATTAAGGATGGCGATGCGAGCTGGAAGCCGTATGTCAATTTCCTGCAGTCGGTGTTTCTGGCCGCTTACGGAAAGAGAACCGAAGACGGCCGCTTTATTAAGAAACAGAATGGCGTTCCGCTGAGCGAGGAGTTTGAAACTTCTGAGGCTTATGCGGCTATTCTGATGCCGCTTCTTACAGAAGAGGGGCTTAAAGAGCTGGAGCCGATGATGCTCGGCATCTTCCCCGATATGGATGAGGAGCAGTATGAGAAAGGAAAAGAACAGGTGAAGGCCGATATCGGTCTGTCCCTTGTAGAATAAATAAGCTATGCCGATTCCCATTACGATTCCCGGACGAGAATTATATGATGAAGAAAACAATCGTTTTATCGACATCCCGACGACAACGGTTGTCCTTGAGCATTCTTTGATCAGTCTTTCAAAATGGGAGGCAAAATGGCATAAACCTTACCTCACGGAAAAGAAAAAGACCAAAGAGGAAGTAACGGATTATTACCGGTCAATGGTCGTTGGACAAAAACCGGTTGATCCATTGGTGTTTCTATGCCTGACAAAGAAAAACCGTCAGGACATTGAACGTTATATTAATGATTCGATGACGGCAACGACATTTAGCCGTCAAAACGCGAAAAGTCGTCGGGAAGTTATTACAAATGAACTGATTTATTACTGGATGGCAGAGCTCGGGATTCCCTTTCAGCCCTGCGAGAAGTGGCATCTAAATCATCTTCTAACGCTGATTGAAGTTTGCAGTATTAAACGGCAGCCTTCCAAGAAGATGTCTCCGTCCAGTATTGCGAAGAGAAACCATGCCCTGAACGCCGCAAGACGTAAACAGCATGGAACGAGAGGATAAGATACCATGGTTACGGTCAAAGTCAGTGGCAGCTATCGTAAAACCAGAAAGTTCCTGACCAAAGCAAAAAAGCTCCGACTTGAATCCATACTGAAAAAGTACGGCGAAAAAGGAGTAAAAGCTTTGGCTGCGGCAACACCGAAAGACACCGGAAAAACCGCAAAATCCTGGGAATACGTGATTCGCCATGAAACAAACGGACCGGTTCTTATCTGGAGAAATACAAACATTGTTGACGGCGTGTCAATTGCTGTTATTTTGCAGTATGGGCACGGAACCGGAACGGGCGGATATGTGCAGGGGAGAGACTACATCAATCCTGCGCTCCGTCCGATTTTTGATGATATTGCAAAATCCGCCTGGAAGGAGGTCACAGAATCATGACCAGTATCGAGGAACGAATCGTATCCCTCGGCTTTAATAACAAAAGCTTTGAGCAGCATGCGGCACAGACTATGTCTACGCTTGACAAGCTCGATCACATGCTGAATGCTTTTGGCGGGTCAAAAGGTATTGGCCTCCTTACAGATACGCTCGAGACCGTATCGAGCAAGTTTTCTGTTATGGGAACTATCGGCGACCAGGTTCTGAGACGGATTGCAGATGGCGCTATGGATGCGGCGAATAAGCTCATTCAGATGGGCAAATCCATGTCCATTGATCAGGTGACTGCCGGATGGGGAAAGTATGAGCAGAAGACCGCTTCCGTTCAGACCATTATGAACTCGACCGGTGACTCGATCGATAAGGTAAACGGATATTTGTCTGAGCTGATGTGGTATTCGGATGAAACCAGCTTTGGCTTTACCGATATGACTTCCGCTTTGGGCCAGATGACCTCTACGGGTGGTAAAGTTGAAAACCTGATTCCTCTTCTGATGGGTGTCGGCAATGCAGTTGCTTATGCTGGTAAAGGCGCTTCTGAATTCAGCCGCGTTGTCTATAACTTGAACCAGTCTTACGGCGCCGGAGCTTTGCAGTTGATGGACTGGAAGTCCCTTGAGCTTGCCGGCGTTGCTTCTAAAGAATTGAAGCAGGCGTTTATTGACGTTGCAATTGCTCAGGGGAAGATCAAAGAGGGCGAAGTTACCATTGCGAACTTCGACCAGACTTTGTCTAAAAAGTGGGCTGATACAGAAGTCATGGAAGGCGCTTTCGGAAAGTTTGCCGAGATGACGATGGAGGCAAAGCGTCTGATCGATGCCGGCGTGTATCGAAATGCCACGGAGGCTTATCAGGCACTTGCTTCAAAATACGGCGAAGTTGCCGTGAAAGCAGCTCAGTCTGCCCAGGAAGCAAAGTCATTTACCGAAGCGATTGAGGCTACTCAGGACGCCGTAAGTTCCGGATGGCTCACAACCTTTGAACATATTTTCGGTAACTATGAAGAAGCGAAAAAGCTTTGGACTAATCTTACCGATGTTCTTTGGGAAATGTTTGCGGCCGGCGCTGAGATGCGTAATGAAGTGCTTGAGAGATGGCATAACGCAAAAGTCGGCGGCTATCAGACGCTGATGGAAGCTTTGGATAACATTTTTGAAGTCATTACTAAAGTAACTAATCTTACTCGCGGAGGACTTCTGAAAGTTATATTTGGTGGCAATGGCGATGACGCCCATGCACTTACACTGATCCTGATCAAGGCGACAAGATCTTTCAAGTTTTTCAGCGAAGAGTTGCTTCAATTTACAAATAATCTTGAACGATTTAATGTTTTTGAGAAAGTATTTACTGGTCTTCATGCAATATTTGTTGCTATGAAAACACCTCTGGTATGGCTTAAGACAGCTTTCGAAGAAACATTTAAACCATTGTTTACTTACAATGGAAACCAGTTGAAATGGCCTAGAGACCTCGCGATTGTTATAAGCCAACTGGCGACAAGGTTTATGGAGCTAGGCATAAGTTTAAACAAATGGATTAAAAGTTCAAGTGTTGTACAGTCATTGAGCAATCTTGCCTGGGGGATCGCCTCAGTATTTGAGTTTATATTTACTGGAATTAGATCCTTTATCGATCAGTTGAAGTATAACTTCGAACCGGAAGTGCGTAAATTCAGGATCGATACAATTCTCGGTTCTTTGTCAAAGTTTGGCGGACTTTTGATGACGATCACGTCTTCATTAAAAGACTCCGGAGCTCTTGATACTTTTGTTACAATCCTTCTTGAAGTATTTGGGCTTTTTGGTGATATTTTCGATATTGTATCAATTATTGTTAACTCTTTGCTCGGCACGCTTCTGAATAAAAGCGCCGGGGCAGGGAATGTTATTAACAATATTCTGCAGATGATCTTGAAAGTTATCACCTCCATCAGAGGCGTCTTGAATGGAATCATCGAGAGCGGTTCACTTGAAAGTTCTGTTGACGGAATAGGCTCTGCTTTGAGCTGGGTGTTCAATATTCTTTCTAAAATCGTAGGTTTTCTTACTTCAGGAAATCCGTTTATCACGATTTCAAATGCTCTTAAGACAGTTTTTGAATGGGGCAAAAAGGCGTTTGGGGTAATCAAAGACGGATTTCATCAGGTTGATTTCGGAAGTGTTCTGAAAACTGGCGGTGGAATTGGGATATTGGCGGTTATCGCTAAAAAACTCTACGATCTCTTCACAGGAAAGGGACTGTTTGGGTCTTTTAAGAAATTCCTCGAAGAGGCTGGCGAAGGTATTACTGGAATTCTCGAAGGAGTCGGAGATTCTCTTAGCAGTTTTGCATCGAGCCAAAAAGCGAAAGCAATTAAGGATGTCTCGATCAGCATTGCGCTTCTGGCTGGAGCGCTTCTTGTTCTTTCTCTGATTAAGCCAGAAAAATTGGCGAAAGCACTTGGCGCAGTTGCCGCCGGGCTTCTTATGATGATCGGAGCATTGTATTTGTTAAATAAGCTCGATTTAAAAAAGGGCGTGGCGAATGATCTTCTGAAAGCTGCCGGGGCAATGTTCTTGTTCGGACTCGCTGTCGGAGCGGTCGCTGTAGCCATGCTGATTATGGCCGGAGCAATTAAAGTGCTTTCAACCATTGATCCGGAAGCATTGTTTATGTCCGTTCTTGCAGTAGTTGTTGTCTTGTCTGCAGTAACTCTTGCCCTGACTGTTCTCAGCAAATATGCCAGTGGACCTAAAATGCTTGCGGCCGGAGCTTCGATTCTTATGCTATCTGTTGGAATTCTAGTTCTTACGGCGGCATTGGCGGCGTTGTCATTTATTCCAATCGATAAACTTCAAAATGGAATTTTGGCATTCGTGGTTGCCTTGACAGCAGTATCGCTTGCTCTTGCGTTGTTGAGCAAATATGCTAACGGGCCTCAAATGCTTATGGCTGCGGCTTCGATTCTTATCGTTAGTGCGGCGATTCTAGCTTTAACGGCAGCGTTAGTAGTGCTTTCTATGATTCCAGGAGAAGCTTTGACAAAAGGTCTTCTCATGATTGCCGGAACACTGGTTACTATGGTAGCGGCGCTGTTGATCCTGTCTCTAGTTGGACCAATGGCTCTTGCTGCAGCCGGTGCTTTGACTATTCTTAGCGTTGGAATTGTTCTTGCGGCGGTTGGCCTCTCTATTATGGCTGTTGCGCTTAGAGCAATGAAGCCTGTGAAAAGAGATCTTCCTAAAATAGCAGGTGGCCTTGCACTAATTGGTGCGGCGATGCTTGCGCTTGGAATTGGTGGCATTGCGGCTGGGCTTGGTCTTGTAGGCTTCCTTGCGATGGTTCCTCTTGCATTTGCTCTGAGCCTTATGAGAGGGCTCGATATTGCGAAAATTGCAGGTGGTCTTGCGCTTCTTGGCCTGGCATTTATTCCGCTTGGGATCGGTGCTCTTGCACTTGGTCTTGGATCGGTTGGTCTTGCCATGGGCGCTGTTGGTTTGGCTCTGCTTGGTATGGCCCTTCCTTCTTTGGCGAGAGGGATGGAAGCCATGAAGAGTATAAGCCTTGCCACGATGACTGGTCTTGCCCTTGGTCTTGGTGCTATCGGATTGGCCGGAGTCTTCTTGATGGCAGGTGCTACCGGTTTGTTGATTGGCACTCCAGCACTGATTGCATTTTCTGAAGCGCTTCCTCCTCTTGCAGACGGACTTAATGCGTTTGCTTCGGTTTCATGGGAAGCTCTTGGGAAAGGCGCTGTTGCTTTATCCGAAGCGATTTTGGCTATGTTTGCGGTGAATGTTATTGCTCTGCTTGGCGACGGAATGTCGATTATAGGAAGCTTTGCATCGCAGCTGCCTTCTCTTGCAGACGGTATCATGTCTTTCGATGGAGTCACTGGTGAAAGCCTTGCTAATGCCGGAGCAGCGTTGTCGGATGCAATTAAAGCGATGTTTGCAACAAACCTGATTGCGCTTCTCGGAGACGGTATGCCTGTTATTGGCAGCTTTGCCAGTCAGCTTCCGACTCTTGCAAGCGGATTCCAGGCGTTTGATACCTTGAATCCAGATACGATAATTTCCGTTGGTCAAGCTCTCGCAACGTCTATTAAGTCAATTGCTGGCGCTGGGCTTGCTTCTATCATTGATGGAACTCCGGCGCTTGTTAGACTCGGAGAAGCACTTCCCACACTCGCCGCGGGCTTTAGGGCATTTGAAGGTCTTGATCCGGAATGGATTCGGGCCACGGCGGTTGCCCTTTCTGATGCAATTAAAGCTCTTACCGGCGACTTCTTTAGCAATCTGTTCTCGACCACACCGGACTACAGCAGCCTGGCAGCCGGAATCATGCAGATTGCCGTTGCGGTCTCTACGATTCCAGAAGATGGCGGAGCGCGTATTATGGCCGTTGGCGAGGGTTTGGTAAGTCTTAATGTTACTGCGGCGGATCTTCTTGGCAGTATCACGATGACGCTCGTTACGGTATATACGAATGTCGTGTTATATTCTACGCTTACGATCCAGACGGTTCAGATGGAGTGCAATAGCGTACTTGAAATATTGCGCGGGTTCGATGGAGCGATGCGTAATATTATAAATGGTATGCTTAATAACCTGTCAAATGCCGCGTCAAGTGCGTATAGCTATGGAGCGTCCATTGGCCAGAATCTTGCAAATGGTCTTTGGTCACAGGTTGCTGCAGTTCAGGAAGCCGCTAATGCTCTCTCTGCAGCGGCAAACATGTCGAATACAATGGCTTCTAATATAACGACAGTCGGCGGATTCGGAAAAGGCAAGCCATATGATTACGCCATTTCAGGATTAAAAGATACTTATAATTATCAGACATCTCTGTTTAACGGTGCCGGTAAAGCAGCCGGAAAAGCGTTTTCTTCCGGCGTGAGAAGTTCTCTTGGGATTAATTCTCCGTCGAGAGTTCTTGAGGAAATCGGTAAGTATACGGCTATGGGCTTTGCGAATGGACTTTCAGCTGGAAGTACCGACGTAAACTCTGGTGTTGATTCAATGATGAGCCCGATGCTTGCGGCAATTACCTCCATGATGAGCGAAGATCTGTCTCCGACTATTAAGCCGGTGATGGATATGACAAACGTTGACGCAGCGGCGGATGAGTTCAGCAGTATGTTTGATGCGACCGGATCCTATGCGATGAATGCGGCTGGAAGAATCTCAGCAAACGACCGGGCATCTAGACAGGGAACTGTCGAATCGAACTTTACGTCTGATCAAGGCGCCGGAGTTCAAAATGGAATTACTGTAAACGTATACCCGTCGGCCGGAATGGATGAGCGAGCACTGGCGGATAAAGTTGTAAATAGAATAAATGAAATATCTCAAAGGATTAGGGTGGCTAAAGGATGATCATATTTAACGGTATAAGTAGCGACGAAGTCGGCGTGATCGTCGAGCACTATCCAAAGGTTATATTTCCAAAAAGGAAAGTAGAAGTTTACAATATTCCAGGCCGAAATGGCGATCGCATCATTGATCAGGAAGTCTATGAGAATTACGATCAACCGTATGAGATATTTTTTGATTCTAAAGATCGGGGCGGTCTCGAGGCGATGATACCAAAAATCGCCTCCTGGCTGCTTTCGGGTACCGGATACTGTAGGCTTGAAGATTCGTATTTTCCAGAATTTTACAGAATGGCTTACGTTCCGGACGCTCATGAGTTTTTAAGCTATTTCAATGAGTACGGCAGGGGAACGTTAACGTTTAATTGCGCTCCAGAACGTTGGTATAAATCTGGAGATATTGAGATTGAAATTCAAAATGGACAAACGTTTTATAATCCATCCGGTTTTAAAGCATGGCCGTTATTGCGATTTAGTAATTCTTCCCTTAATCTTACGATTAAGCACATAAATGAAAAAATACCAAATAGAATGCCGGAAATTGGTGATATAGAATACACTCAACAAATGACAAGCGGATATGGACAAATATCCTACTTTGATCCAAAGGAACATCGTATTTATAATTACATAAAAGCTTCCGGTCCAGAATACTATTACCAGGATCAATCTGCAAATTATTCAGGAGAATACGATCCATTCTATTTAGGTAAAGTAACGCAATTTACGTGGGATACTACGGCTAAAATATACATGAAACCTCGTTGGTGGACGATATGATACCTATATTATTTGAACATGACGCCAAAGTTTTTACTGGACATGGCCTCGGAGATCTCATTGATGCGATCTCTTGTGTTGTAAAACAGACCGATACCAATGAATTCGAATTAGAAATGAAGTATCCAGTAGATGGATACCTATTCTCTGAACTAACGGAGAATAGAATCATATACGCTAAAGTTAATAATAATGAATCAAAGGGCATATATTTTGGAAAGTCTACAGAAAAACAAGCTTTTAGAATATACGCCATAGAAAAAGAATTTGCAGGCTATGTCGATGTGAAGGCGCAACATATAAGTTATGATTTGAATAACGTATATTTAGCGCCATTGACCGATTGGCCTACCGGTTACTACGGAACTCCAATTATCCATGTATCTGCCAGTAGCCCAAGCGATATTATACAATGGATCAATAATGAAGATTATATAATTAGCGGAACCAACGAATTTACAATAACAGCTTCCGGTTATGGTCCAGGGACATGGCACGATATGTATGTGACAGCATATGAGCCGAGATCAATTCGCGGGTTATTGTTCGATTCGGATAATAGTTTGATCTCAAATTTTGGAGGCGTTTGCTCTTTTGATAATTATAATATTAGGTTTATTAAGGATCTAGCAAATAATATTGCTGCCGATATAGATTATGGAGATGATTTGATAGATCTTACACAAGAGCAAAATATTTCTGAAATGATAACCGGAATATTACCATATTGTATTGGAAAAGATCCAGTATATTTTGATGATGATAGCTATAGTGGAACTGAAAGTATTATATTTGGTGACATCGTATACGCAGAAGGAACTTTTGAAAGACAGAAAATAGTTCCTGTAGATCTTAGCAGTTACTTTAACGTAAATAAAAACGATCCTATGGATAGCAAATGGTCTAATCTTATCTACGAGCAATTTAATGGTAAGTACATATATAAACCAGATATAAACGGCATTGCAAGACAATACGCAAAAACTATTGAACTTGGAGTTCCAGACATTAATATTACAATAGACCATGCAAATACAATTAATCCTATTTCATTATACGATCTTGTCAGAATTCGTTTTAAAAAATTGGGGATTGACATTAATGCGAGAGTTGTAACAACCGAATACGATGCACTGCGTGAGAAAAATTTACAAATTGAAGTCGGGAAGTCAAGAGCGAGTTCAAATTATAATAGCTCTTTTCTATTCGGAAATGAATACAAGGGCAAATACAGAATACAAGCGTGATGAGGAGCGATAGAAATGGCAAATATGCAATACCCTTTGACCGTCAGTGTTTTCTATCGTGATTTAACATTTGATACAACGGCAGAAGAAATTGATATTTCTGTAACCGGTATGACCTATCCTCAAAAAATAACTCTGTATCAGAATAAAACGGATTATGTTTTGAGATTAAATACTAGTATCTATATTATAGATGATGCGGAGTTAAAAAGGCGTCCTGATTTAGCTAACGATTCTGATCATGTTGTAATCACCGGAAGAAGGCCAGATGGGTCCATTATTACTGTTAACAACATCGCTCTTGTTTTACCAGAACCATCTTCTGGAAATAATAGAGTAGTCGTGAATATTACGGGGGATCCTCAGATCACTTCAACTTTAGGAAAAACAGAATACTTAATTCAGTTTTATACAAGCGATAATGAGCTAATTTGCAGTGGAAGATTCGATGTTACTATAGTAACAGCAACCGGAGTGGCTTTGGCAAAGAAGCAAATCGTTATTGGCTTACACCATGGGCGAGTTCCGCCTGTTATACGGGTTAGTCAAAATGATTTGAATACGCAGCTCGTTGTTCAGCTTGATCTTGAAGATGCCGTTTTTACTCCAACAAAACATGTAAAAGACGGGAAAATAATATCGGATACAGGCAGCAGTCAAACACGTATATTTTTAAAGGGAAAACGTCCTGATGGGCAAGAAGCCTCGGTTGTTGGAACTCTTGTAAGTACTTCCGATGTTTATTATAAGATAAATAATAAAATGCACTATAGCTTAACGTTTAATCTAACCAACGATTTTACGAATATTGCCGGGCGGACTAAATGCCAGATCTATTTTTTTTACGGCTATATTGTATATAATGTTACAACGAAAATTACGTCTTATACTCCATATTCCGAGTTATATTCAATGCCATTTTACATTGACGTTGAGCCGGCGCCATAAGGAGAATTACAATGATCACTTATCATAAATTGTTAAGCATGATGCCTGGCGCTTCGCCGAACGCCATAAAATTAAATCAATATGACAGCGATTTTACCCTTGAATTTGAGCTTTATGTATCAGAGGCTACTTTTAGTTTGGAAGGAACAATCACGGCTGCAATACGAGGCACGAAGGCCGATGGCAATGGATATTCCGCAGAGGCAACGCTATCTGAAAATGTTGTAACGGTTGTCGGCGATCAGCAAATGACGGCTGTCGCCGGAGACAATATATTCGAGATTGTACTGACCAAAGATGACAAAGAGCTCTCATCCGCCAACTTCATCATTCACGTTGAACGAGCCGCCCTAGATAAAGACACGATTGTTTCGCAATCAAAGATTCGGGAGCTTGTCAACGTTATTGATAAAACCGATGATCTTCTGGCGGCGGCCAGCAGTGTTGAGTCAAAACTCGCTGATATGCAGGCGGTTAAGACGCAGATCGAGACGCTGAAGAGTGAGATCCAGACAATCTACGACAATACCACGTCTGCTGCTTCAACGGCTGCGACCGATGCGGCTTCGGCAGCGATTGAGAATGTCCGTAGCGATATCGAAACGATGGTCGATAACGCTGTAGAGTCTGCACTTCCGTCGATCAACGGAACGACAATGACCGGAGACCATAATGGTGCATACTACGGTCTGGTTGATGCAGTTCAAGGAAAAGGCCTCTCAGCAAATGACTATACCAACTCCGACAAAGCCGTTGTCACAAGACTGGACGATGACAGCAAAACGCTTTCCACCAATGACTACACTAACGAGGATAAGGCAATTGTAGAGAGGCTCAACGATCCTTCAAAAGGTCTTTCCACCAATGACTACACCAATGCAGACAAGCAGAAGCTTGAGGATCTCGACGTTCCGAATCCGTCGGCGATTGTAGCACTGCTGGATATTCTAAAGGCAAAGCAGATTCTTACCAATGATACGTATGACCTGATCAAGGACATGCTTTAACATTAAACCCTGGGCAGGAGGAAGAAAAGAATGGATGAGCTATTTCAGTCGGCCTCTGTGGTCGGCGAAAACAGCGAAGATACAACCGAGTGGCTGACTATCGACCACGATTTCAGACGGATTACCATTCCGTCCAAGAAGCAACTGTTGGGCGTTACCAGCGATGAAAATGTCAACATACTTCACTTTCGCTGCCCGCGGTATTGCAACACAATTGATCTTGGTGACTTCGACTTTCGGATCAATTACATGAATGCTGCCGGAGAAGGTGATATTTACCTTACGACCGATAAAGAAGTCGGCGAAGATGAAATTACCTTCTCCTGGACCGTTCAGCGCCACGCCTGTCTTTATGTCGGAGATGTGCGTTTTATCGTCTGCGCGAAACTGTTCGACAGTGACACTAACGAACTTATTCGCGAATACAATACGGCAATTCATTCTCTTCCCGTTGTGCAGGGGCTTGAGACCAATGACACAATTCGGGAAGACATTGAAGCCAATACTGATATTATTGAAGAATTTCTTCGCAATGCGCAGGGAATCTTTGCTTTGTCCGCCGATGTTCAGGATCTGAAAGTTCGAGTCACTGATCTCGAGCTGGATACGATCCGAAAAGTCGACGGTGCGTATGTTACAGAAGACGGCTTTTTATATTTGACTTCAAATAATGAAGACGTTGTAGGTCCTCTCGGTCCGTTCTCTGGCGGCGGGGGAGGAGGAGGCGGAGGCGGCGGAAGCACTACCAATGCCAAATTCAGCGCAACAAACTCCAGCGGATGGATGTCCAAGACGATCGCTTCGGATTCCGAGTGCATCGCGTCGATTACCTGGAGCTCGATTGAGGATGAGATTCCGACCGGTCCGGGACATATCAGTGTAAGCGTAAACAACGCGATTAAGGCAACTCTTCAGGTAGATCAGGGTATTGTTAAGATCGACCTTGCAAAATACTGCAGCGCCGGTCTGAACTCCTGCATCCTGACACTGACTGATATTTACTCCAATAAAAAGACCTTTGCCTTCTCGATTATGGTCACGTCGATTTCGATCTCTTCTTCCTTCGATACCAGCGTGCCGTATACCGGACGGATTGATTTTCCATATACTCCGATTGGCTCGCTTCCGAAGACTGTTCATTTTATATTGGACGGAACAGAGATCGGAACGCAGGATACTTCGGTTACACAGAGACAGGTAACATACCAGATTCCGGCACAGTCTCACGGCTCTCATACGCTCAGAGTATATTTCGACTGCGAGATTAACGGCGAGCAGGTTCGAAGCAACGAGTTATATTTCGAATTCATCTCAATCGAAGAAGGAAACAATACCGTTGTTATCGCGAGCTCGTTTGGCTTGACTGAAGTTCAGCAGTATTCTTCGGTTATTATTCCGTACCGAGTTTACGATCCTCTGAACGATCACTGCGATGTCAGTCTGTATGTAAATGATCAACTGATTTCCACGCAGAATGTTGACCGCACCGAGCAGCGCTATACTTATCGTGCTCTCGAAGTCGGTGATATTCAGTTCAAAATCAAAGCCGGAACGCAGACCAAGCCAATCTCTTTCCATGTCAATGAAGTTGAGGTAGATGTCGAGGCTGAGACTGAAGATCTCGTGTTATATTTGAATGCTGAAGGACGATCAAATGGCGAAGAGACTCGAAACGTCTGGAGCTATGAGAACCCGTCAACGCATGAGATCATCACAGCTCAGCTTCAGAACTTTAACTGGGTTCTGGATGGCTGGCAGGCGGACGAAGATGGTATTACTGTTATGCGGCTTTCCGACGACGCGAGAATTACGATCCCGTATAAAATGTTTGAAACAGACTTCAAAGCAAACGGAAAGACGATTGAGATTGAGTTTGCAACCAGACAGGTAGCAGACTACAGTGCGACGATTCTGAGCTGCATGTCCGGTAATGTCGGTCTGAAAATTACTCCTCAGAGCGTGGAGTTCCGGGGCGCACAGAACAATCTCAGTACCCTTTACAAGGATAATGAGCACGTAAGGCTTTCTATTGTCATTGAAAAGCAGCTGGAGAACCGACTGATCCTGATGTACATTAATGGAATCATGTCCAGAGCGATTCAGTACGCGTCGGGCGAACGTTTCAGTCAGCTGAGCCCGGTCGATATCAGCATCGGATCGAACGACTGTGGCATTGATATTTACAATATTCGAGTCTATGACAACAGTTTGAGCCGACGGCAGATTCTTGACAACTGGATTGCGGATACTCAGATTGGTGACCTGATGATTCAGCGCTATCAGCATAATCAGGTTTATAACGATGCATCTGAAATTATCGCTGCGAATCTCCCGTCCAATCTTCCGTATTTCGTTCTGAATGCAAAAGAGCTTCCGCAGTATAAAGGCGATAAGAAGACAATCTCCGGATCGTATGTTGTTCCTGGAGATACGTCCAAGTCCTTCACGTTTGAAGGATGCCAGATCAACGTGCAGGGTACCAGCTCCGCGATTTATTACCGCAAGAACTACGATCTGCAGTTTAAAGGCGGCTTTACCATGCAGAATGGCGTTGTTCCGAACTATAAGCTGCGGGAAAATTCGATTCCATTTAATCGCTTTGTTCTGAAAGCGGACGTGGCATCGAGCGAAGGCGCCAACAACACGGAACTCACGATGTTCTATCACGACACCTGCCCGTACCGCACTCCGGCCATGCAGGCCAACGATAAGGTGCGATACGGTATCGAGGGATATCCGATTGCAGTGTTCTGGTATAATCCGGATAATCAGACGACGACATTCCTAGGAAAGTACAACTTCAACCTTCCGAAACGCGCTCCGGCACCTTATGGATATTCCGGTAATATGGAAAGCTGGGAATGGCAACGAAACAACTCCTCGAACGTGAAGTTTCAGGACAATGACTTTACGTCTATGTCGTATGACGCTCTGACCCAGACTTCCTATCCTACCTGGTATGACGACTTTGAGGCCAGATTCCCGAGCGACGAATGGAGAGACTATTCGAAACTCAAGGAATTTCTCAGCTGGGTGAAGTCCACCTGGCGGGAATCGGCAACGAATTCGAATCTGCCAGCGCCAGTCACTTATATTCTTCCTTCCGATGCCACAATCAGTCCATATGCAGCAACCGACGACAGCTTTACGGTTACGGATGAGATGGTTGATGGCGTTGCGACAGGAAGAAAGATCGTTATATTTACAAAAGATACGGCTGCGTATCGACTCTCCAAGTTCAGGGCAGAACTGAAAGATTATGTGGAGATCGACAGCGCAGTCTTTTATTATTTGTTCACTGAGCTGTTTCTTATGATCGACAGCCGGGCGAAGAACATGTTCGTAGGCTTCGACGGCAGTGAAATTATCTAAGGAGGAAAATCAAAATGGCGGATTCAGACCGTAAAATGGATCGCCGGGCAGTATTCGAGCCTTATGACATGGATACTGCGCTCGGCACCAACAACTCCGGCGTTCTGATGTTTTCTCCTTATCTGGAGGATACGGACACCGTCGATAGCGTGATCAGCGGAGGCGACTCCGGAGGATCAAATGCTCCTGTGTACAACGCGCAGGATTCGGTCTTCTGGAATAACCTCCGCGATGCTTTTCGAGGCGAATTGACTCAGATGTATCGTAACCTTCGTACCGGTGCCTGGACTTATGACACTATTGAGAAGCGCTTCGAAGATCATCAGGCATACTGGCCGGAAGCAATTTTCAATGAGGATGCCTATGTCAAGTATATTACGCCGCTGGTTGACCCGGTGACCGTGGATGAGGAGACCGGAAGGCTGATTCGAACCGACCGATACCTCACCATGCTGCAGGGGAGTAAGACAGAACAGCGCAAATGGTGGCTGTATAACCGTTTCCGTTATATGGACGGAAAGTATGACACCGGCAATGCATCTGCTAATGTCATTAACTTACGTCTCTTCAATGCCGGCGTTCTGAAATACAAAATGGCAATTCCCGGTTATGCAGCAGTTAGTTTCGGCGGCGGCACAACCCCTGCGATGATCCGAGTGGATGCCGGAGAAGAAGCTTCGTTTCCTTACGTAGTTCCGACCGGTGTTACGGAAATGGAAACCTGGATTCATTCCGGGAATCTTGTTACAGAAATTTCGGATCTGAGCGTGTTTTACCCGAACGAATGCGACTTTTCAAAGGCAACTTTGCTTCGGAGACTGAAGATCGGGGATAGCACCGCCGGATATTCCAATGCAAACCTGACGACACTGAACGTGCAGAACAGTCCATTGCTGGAGTATCTGGATGTTCGAAATTGCCCAAGACTTGGCATCACACTGAACCTTGAGAATTCGCCGAGACTGGTAGAAGCCTATTTTGACGGCACGATCATGACCGGTGTCGACCTGGCAGACGGCTGCGTTATTGAGAAACTGCATCTACCAGGAACCATTACAACCCTGACGCTTCTGAATCTTACGAAGCTGAATGAGTTTGTGCTTCCGAATTATACGAATATTTCAAGGCTGATGCTCTCGAATATTAACACGACAATTGTTCCATTAGTTGACATTTTGGAGGATATTCCTGCAAACTCTCAGGTTAATATTCAGGGGCTGTATCTGGAATTGGCCAATAAAGCCGCAATTGATAACTTTTACGACCTTCTGGACACTATGTCTGGTGTAACGAGAGAAAAGAATCCGACTACCGGCGAATGGATTTACCATGATGAAGCCAAAGCTCTTGTCAGTGGAGAAGTTCACGTAGATCAGCTCAGTGGTGACGAGATTACGGAACTGAAGGCAAGGTATCCGTATATTAATCCGACCGCTGATCACACCACGACGCTGCTTACATATTATAACTATGATGGGTCCCAGGTTCTTCATACTGAGACAATTGTCGATGGCGGAAATGGCACGTGGAACGGGACTCCTACGAGAGCGGCAGACGCTCAGTATACTTATACGTTTGCTGGCTGGAGCACTGTTCAAAATGGAAGTGCCGATAGCAACGCACGGAATGCCGTGACAGCAAACCGGAGCGTCTATGCAGCGTATACCAGTGTCGTGAATACGTATACCGTCACTTGGAAGAATGCCAATGGAACAGTTCTGGAGACTGATACCGATGTTCCTTACGGAACGACTCCGACTTACAATGGAGCAGCTCCGACACAGGATGGTGTAACATCTACAGGATGGAACCCGGCAGTCGGCCCGATTACTGGAAATACAGTCTATACCGCGACTTATATTCCGCATTACACCGCAACCTTTGTCACTTCTGCCGATGATGGAGGACAGACGCTGTGGATCGGAAGCTTTGCCGAAAATACGACTCCTGTCTACGGCGGATCTACACCGACTACAACCCAGGGTGACAGTACCGAGTTCGAGTTCATTGGCTGGGAGCCTGCGCTTGGACCTATTTCCACAAATACAACCTATACCGCGAAATTCCAGGATATAAGAGCTTTGACAATTCAGTTCCTGGCGCGGACTATGAAAGAATACGAGGGGTGAAACAAACCTTATGAGTATATCGAAAGTTGGAACCTATTCGTTCTTTAATCACCAGAACCTTGAGAGAGCCGTAGTGTCTGCGCCAGTGATTGAGGATAATGCTTTTCAGAATGCAAAGAAACTGGAAGTTACGGACTTGACTTCGGAAACTGCGGTGAGCATTGCTGCAAATGCGTTTAATGGATGCTCGGCGATGAAGCACCTTGTTGTTAGAAGTCTTACGAGAAGCAGCCTTGCGGCAACATCGGCTTTGGCCGGAAGTCCGATTGCTTTAGGTGACGGCGGTATTTATGTTCCAGCAGATCTCCTTGATTCCTATAAGGGCGCTACAAACTGGAGTTTATACGCCAAAAATATTTACCCAATAGAAGACTATCCGAGAACGTCTTTTGACTCTATTTCAGACTCCTGGTCCACAATCCTTACAAATCCGGATTATGCTACCGCTTATATCGTTAAAGACACAAAAACGCTAGAGCTTACTGATGGCACCAAAATCAAAATGGATTTGGCAGCCCTTGATACGGACGTTAAATCAGATAACAGCGGTACAGCTAAAATGACCTGGATCTGCCATGGAATTTCCACAACACATCGTATGAATGCGACTGCTGTTACTACAGATGGATGGGCCGGTTCCGAAATGAGAAGTTGGCTTATCAGTGATATTTTATCTAAGATCCCAACTGAGATTAAATCGCATATTGTGTCCGTAAAGAAGTCTTATCGATCCAAATCACCGAATGATGAAACTTTATGGTCTGATGATGAGATCTGGATTCCGTCCTACAAGGAAGTCGGTTTTACAGACGCGTCTTACATTGAGTCTGATGGAGTGACATATCCTGATTTGTTTACTTCAGGAACAGCTTCAGCGGCAAATGCAACTCGTGTTAAGTACGATAGTTCAGGTTCAGCGAACAACTGGTGGCTTCGGTCTGCTGGCAGCGCGTCTGGTTTCAGGTACGTGCTCAACGGTGGCATTGAGAACAACAGCAGCGCGAAGTACACGAACGGGGTCGTCTTCGGCTTCTGTACCGACTAATCTTTTAATCAAAATAAATCCGGGCCGTTTTGGCCCGCTGGAGGTGATATTTGAATGGCCTTTGTAAATACAAGAGATATCATCGGAGATCAGGCAACGGTTGACGGATTGGTCGAGCATAGTTTGACAGAGCTGAAGGAAGATGGAATCGGAATCGTAGAGACTTATGCGTGTTACCATAATGCCGGATTGCAGTCTTTGGAACTTCCGGGTGTTTCGCAGATCAAAGCAAACGCGTTTGATGCTTGCAGCAATCTTGAGGTCGTCAAGCTTGGAGGAGAAGGATCTTCCAATTCGCTTAGCATTGCTGCAAACGCATTCAACGCTTGCTCCAGCCTTAAGCACCTGATCGTGGATCGGCCGACGAAAGCCACACTGGCGGCGGTTTCCGGGCTTGCCGGAACGCCAATTGCCAGCGGTGAAGGCGCCGTTTATGTTCCGACTGATCTTCTGAGCACTTATAAAAGCGATAATGTCTGGAAGAACTTTTTTATTGTCGATAAGACAAAATATCCGCTGTCCGTATTTGATTCTCTTGCCGATTATTCCTGGTCCACAATCCTTACCGATCCGGATTATGCCACCGCTTATGCCGTCAAAGACACAAAAACGCTAGAGCTTACTGATGGCACTAAAATCAAAATGGATTTAGCGGCTCTTGATACTGATGTTAAATCAGACGATAGCGGTAACGCTAAAATGACCTGGATCTGCCATGGAATTCCTTTTACTCATCGTATGAACGCATCAAATACCACTTCAGGTGGATATGATGAGTCTGAAATGGCATCTTATCTTGTAAGTGATATTTTGTCTAAATTCCCAACTGAGGTCAGATCGCATATTGTACCGGTAAAGAAGTATCATCGTTCTAAATCTCCTACAGATGAGATTTTAACGTCAGATCTTGAGATTTTTCTTTTATCGCGTCATGAAGTCTTTGGTACTACAACTTCTGAAGACAGTGGACCCGTATATTCCGCTCTTTTCCCTACTCAAGCATCACGAGTGAAATACAATACTTCCGGTTCAGCGAAGTACTGGTGGCTTCGCTCTGCTAATAGCGCGACTAACTTCAGCTGCGTGAACAATAATGGATATGAGTTCAGCAACTACGTGTATAACACGTACGGGGTCGTCTTCGGATTCTGTACCGACTAATCTTTTAATCAAAATAAATCCGGGCCGTTTTGGCCCGCTGGAAAGAAGCTTCGAGCATATCGGAAGTTTCTTGATCTTGGACTAATGGCTTTTGATGAAATCTATTTGAACTTTCATTCATGGCTTATGAGTCTGAGACCATTCCATACTTTTCATCTAATTTATAATATCGTTCAATATTTTAATATCGTGTTTTGCGAATACAAAAACTATAGACCGACTAAGTTAACCACCAGGAAGTATAAAGTTGTTGACTATATTTCCAGGATAGCAGCGAGGCAAGCGGCTTAAAGTTAATAGAAACTGCTCGGTGGGTCAGTTATAAATTTACAACCGCCGGTTAATTGAATACGGGACTCGTGGTTCTCTCACTCATTCTCCACGGGTCCCACTTTTTTATTTGAGAGGAGCGGTTTCTTATGATCCGTTATACCAATCGAAAAACCGTCGACTCCATAAAAGACGGAAATAAAACGACTTACGTTGAATATTTTGAAGGTTACTGTAATACATCAGATACACAAAGTGGCCTGCCAACTAAAAATGTGGCGAATGGCAGTAATCTGATCGACACAGATAATGGAGGCTGGTATTTTTTCAACGAAAAGACACAAACCTGGAGTAAATGGCGAGAGTTAAAGGAGTGATGATCCGATGAGATTGTCATTGCTTGATAATCGACGAAACTTTCTATTATACCTCGACGAAAATAAAGTTATTCCGAAGTACACTGTGACGTGGAAAAACTGGGATGGCTCTGATCTTTACGTAGACACTTCTGCGCCTGAAGGCGGAATCCCAGCTTATGCAGGTCCTACCCCAACAAAGCCTGCAACTCAGACCATTCGCTACGAATTCGCTGGATGGACTCCTTCGGTTGTGGCCGTTAACGGAGATGCCACATATACCGCGACCTTTACTGAAGTTCCGATCATGATCCAGGTTCAGTGGCTGAATTATGATTCTAGCGTAATCAAAATGGAAGAAGTTCAGGCCGGTACGAAACCTACGTATAGTGGAACTACTCCGACGAAGCCTTCGACCACACAATATCGCTATAACTTCACAGGTTGGAGTCCTTCGCCGGCCGTTATTTATGAGGATACAGTCTATACTGCTCAGTTCCAGGAAGTTCCGAATACAGTTACGGCGACATTTGTTAAGGATTCCTCTGACGGAGGCGGCACGATTAAGACCGTAACAGTAAACTATGGGGAAACTCCGGTCTTTGGTTCTGCTGATCCGACTTCTACTAAGGGCATTCCTCCCGAGATTACCTTTGAAGGATGGGAGCCCGCGCTTGGACCGATTACTCAGAATACGACTTATACCGCTGTATTTAAGGATAACAGACCTTATACTGTTCAGTTCCTTGCGAGAACTATCGAAGAGTATACAGATGTTCACGAGGCTCTCACAGCTGCGAACGTCACATGGCTGAACTGGGATGGAAGTATGCTGGAGCTTGACAGGGATGTTCCGATCGGTACTACGCCGACTTACAATGGTGCAACTCCGACAAGACCTGCTGTTCCTGGTTATGCCTATACTTTTGCAGGCTGGGATAAGCAGATTGTGCCTCTGACCGGATTTACGACTTATACGGCAACCTATACCGAAGTCATAGAGACACACAAGGCAACCTTTGTAAAGGCTAGTGTTGATGGCGGTGGAACTTTGCAGACCATTAATGCCGTTCCATATAACACGACTCCGAATTATACAGCAGCGACTCCGACCACGAGTAAAGGAACCGCCGAAGTATTTCCGTTTGTCGGATGGGATCCTCCGCTTGGACCGATGACTCAAGACACAACTTACACGGCAGTATTCGATGACTTGAGGCCATATACTGTAAAATTCCTGGATCGCAGTATTACGGAATATGAAGGATAATATTAGCCGAAAGGAAAATTCAAAATGGCAGTAGTTTATGAAACTTATCGCCCCGGACTGGTTCGAGCCTATTCGGACAAAGGGCTTTATATCAAGAATCCGGACGGTGAAGTATATTACGAGGCTATTGATCCGGACTGGACTCATCGGACTTATGAAGAGACCGAAGAGGAAATCGAGATTGCGTCCGATGAAGCCCTCTCGATCATTTCCGGAGAAGATACTTATCAGAACTACAGCGAAGACGATGGAGATCTCCTGCAGTCTTCCGAGGAAGCTCTGAACGTTATTTTAGGAGGAGAAACCGAATGAAGCTTGCAAGAGCCATGGAACTTCGGGCAATTATTGAAGAGGCCATGAGCAAGGAAGATGATTCCGTTGTTCTTGAGACCCCTCAACTTCTGCCCGAATGGAAAGCCGGTATCGCCTATAAGACCGGTAAAAAGATTCAGTATGGCGGTATTGTTTGGAAAGTACTTCAGGATCATACCTCTCAGGAAGGCTGGGAGCCCGGTGCAGCACCGAGTCTGTTTGCCGAAGTGCTGATTCCTGACCCCGATGTAATTCCCGAATGGAAGCAGCCTGACAGCACGAATCCGTACATGTCTGGCGATAAGGTAACCCATAACGGCAGCACCTGGGTATCCACCATTGACAACAACGTCTGGGAACCTGGCGTGTATGGCTGGGATCCTGCGTAAATGATAGCACATGCTTTTATATTTGGTGGGCAGTACAACACGATTTCACAAATCGCAAGGCTGCTCACCGCCTTTTATTTAGCGTACATCGGAACGAATAATGATCTGCTTCCGGAATCTGTAAGAAAGATCTGCAAGTTCGCATCTTTGGTCTATTTTTGGATCGTACTTGCCGTTGCAGTCATTAATTCCATCGAACTTATATGTCAATAGCAAATCAAAATGGAAGTCTGGAGGTGATTTCTTATGACCATCCAGGAACATATGTACCGGACATTTCGAAAAGCCGGTATGACAGTAGAAGGCGCTTGCGCTGTTCTTGGACAGATTCAGCACGAAGGCGTCTTTATTTCTAACAACGCGGAAGATTCCAAGAAAGTTATTGATGCGATTTATACACGGCAGGTCGATAACGGGATTATCTCGAAGCAACAGTTTATGTACGATGGAATCGGCTATGGTTATGCGCAGTGGACTTTTCCTGATCGAAAAGGACTAATGTACGATTTCCATAGGGCAAGGGGCAAATCGATCGGAGATTCTGAAACACAGATTGCCTTTCTGCTATGGGAAATGCAGCATAGTTTTCCAATTCAGTGGCGACTTGTTACAAACAGTCATGACCTGGAAGACATTAGTTGGCAGCTTCTTGACAAATGGGAAAACCCTGATGACAAGGAAACTCAGAAACCGCGCCGTCTGAAATCTGCCGAAGAATTTTATGAACGTTTTCGGAATTTCAATCTTGAGGAGGATTCCTCTATGACAAAACAGGAAGCCATCGATCTTGTCCTGAATCTGGCGAGATCTGAAGTAGGTTATCACGAAAAAGCATCCAATTCTTGGCTTGATGATAAGGATGCAAATGCTGGAAGTGGGAACTGGACGAAATATGCCAGAGATCTTGACAGTCTGCGAAACTTTTATAACGGCGGCAAAAATGGTTATGCCTGGTGCGATGTGTTTTATGATTGGCTGTTTGTTAAGTGCTTCGGACCGGAACTCGGGCGACAGATGCTCTGTCAGCCTCTGAACAGTGCCGGTGCAGGTTGTCTCTATTCGGTTCAATACTATAAACAGTATGGTCGCTGGGTTACCGGAACTCCTGAGCCAGGCGATCAGATTTTCTTCAGTTACGCGCCGGGAGAGTACAGCCATACGGGCCTTGTCGAATCCGTGTCTGGCGGCGTCGTTACAACAATTGAAGGAAATACTTCTGAGTCTGTCGGACGAAGATCATATGCAGTCGGAAGTTCTACGATTGCTGGTTACGGAAGGCCGAGATGGGAGCTTGCCACTAGCGCTTCGAGTGATATTTCATTTGAACCGACGATTCATTCCGAACGGATCCTGAAACTCGGCTGCAAGGGCGATGATGTCATGCAGCTTCAGAAGGACCTGATACGAATGGGCTATGATGTTGGGCCTGATGGAGCTGATGGAGACTATGGTGATAACACAAAAAAGGCAGTCATGAAGTTCCAGGAGCAGCATCATCTCGATCCAGTCGACGGTGAAGTTGGGGACGATACGAGAAAAGTTCTCAAAGAGATTCTCAGACGGGAAGAACAAACCGAAGCTCCGCAGAAAGAACCGGATACAGGAATCCCTCGAAAGAAACTTCAGATCCGTGAAATCAAAATGGAAGATGAAGGTTCCGATGTAAAGCTCGCTCAGTCAGCTTTACAGTGCTGGGGCTATTCGATTGTTGCGACTGGAATCTTTGGCAAGGAAATGGACGAGAAGATTCGAAATTTTCAGAAGGCAAAAGGGCTCAATCCAAGCGGAAAGATTGATTTCAACACGTGGAGAGAGCTGCTTAAAGTATGAACGAACGCGCCCGTCCGGATTAAGGGCGTTAGTAGATCCCGCACGGCCTCTTAACAATGCTCAAAACAGCTGCGGGTCTTTTAACAGGGCGTTCCCATAAAACGGTTCGCCCTTATTTCTTAAATTTGGAGGCAGTTGCATGCAAGAATTGCGATTCATTGTAAAAGGGCAAATGATTAAGAAGGATCCGAATTCGCAGTTTTCAAAGATGGTTGCCGGTACTTCGAATTATTATGTCGCCGCATTCGATATGGATTCGGCATGGACAGGATACAACTGCCTTGCTAAGTTTAAAACGAATGCCGGTGAAGAGTTTATTCCAATCAGATCCGGGCAGGCAGTAATTCCGGAGTCTGTTCTAAAGCATAAAACTTTCGAAGTTTCTGTTATCGGAAAAAATGGAACGTCGATGCTTACAACGAATGCAAATAAGGTTATTCAGATCGGAGGAATTTAAAAATGCCGGATTTAAATAACCTTTTTCAGGCTGCGTCAACAGTAGGCGGTTCAAACTCCGATCCGTCGTGGCTGGTGATCGATCACGATTTCAGGACAATCGATATTCCGGCGAATAAGAAACTCCTTGGCGTTACGAGTGATGAGCGAATTAACTACCTGGATTTTAAGGGCCCTCAATATTATGAGGGATCGGATCTTAGTACATTTTCCATTCGAGTTGTTTATCTGAATGCTCGTGGCGAGAGTGATATTTACGTTGCGCCGGAAGTTAAGGTCGTTGACGGCGAACTTCAGTTCACGTGGGAAGTTGGACGGCACGCCTGTCTCTATAGCGGCAATGTTCAGTTTATTGTGCAGGCGGTTTTGACCGATACCGAGGGTTATATTTTAAAAAAGTATAACACCAGGATTCATTCGCTGCCGGTTGTCGAAGGAATTGAGCCGGACGAAGGAATTCTTCTTGCCAACTATGACCTGATTACGCAGTTTGCAAAGAATATTCAGAAAGCCTATAAGATTGACGATTACGTTTCAGACGCCGAAGCCTATGCTCTTGGAACCAGAGGCGGAACCGAGGTAGAGGAAGGCGATCCAACCTACGAGAATAACGCCAAGTATTATGCTCAATCCATTCGTGAGGACCGAGAAGCCACTGATATTTCAGAAGCAAATGCCGAGGCCTGGTCATCCGGTACGAAAGGCGGCATTCCGATTGATATTAACGATCCAGCTTACCATAACAACGCGAAGTACTACATGAACGAAGCGAAGAATGCTCTGTCTACGAAAATCGATTTGTTCTATAACGAAGCTTCCGGCGACGTTGTAGAAGTCAATGATGGGGCAGAGTATGCGCCGATTCGATCCATGAAGATTGATATTTCGCCGGACCCGGATTTGCACGGATATGAAACGCCATGGCCCGGCGGTGTAAAAAAGAATCAGCTGAAACTAACTGGGACTGATACGATTGAATCCGGACTTACGATTCGGGTTCAGGACAGCGGCGATATTTTAGTAGACGGTACATCGGACAGCATCTGTTATTATGTCGTGAACAGCGTGATTGACACGACTGCAATGGCCGGGATGATATTCTGCGTTAATTCAGTAGAAGGAATCAGCTGGAGAATTACATCCGGATCGAGCACCGATGCAGTTCAGGAACTTACAAACGGCACTGCTCTTGAAGACCACGGCATTGGAATGAGACTTGTTTGCAGAATTTCAAACGGACTTATATTACAAAAGCAGGTACTTCAGCCAATGCTGGTGTCGGCATCCGAAAGTGATTTAAGTTTCGTTCCGTACGAAAATCGATGTGATATTTCAGGCTACGACGAACTGTTTATTAGCGGATTTATTGGTGAGGATCCTTTTGCTGATAGAGTCAGCCTTGATACGTATGCTCCGTTGTACGGCGGATCGATCAATGTCATTACCGGCATATCCGAAAAGTCATTTGCCAAGGCTACTGCGGTAAAATCGGATTTTGGGAGCATTAATGTTTCCGGAACCGGGCATTCTTATCGAGAAGTTCGGCTCAGCTCACTACCGGTTCCTTCGTCTGGAACGGATTCCGCAGCGGCCAGAAGTTCACAGTTCTGTAATCTCGCCGTTATCGCAAACCCTGATACAGATACGAGTTATGGAGACTATCTGGCAATCTTATATTTGAATCTGGTCGACAATATTCCGATCATGCGAATTTCAGAAGAGCTGTATCAGGTTCTTGAAGATGACGCGACGATCGAAATCGTATATGAAATGGCAGAATCGGTTCCTTTCCAGTTGCCTGAAACTACGATCCGTACCGGTTTGCATTATAATAAATTTCAGTGTGATGCCGGAAGTATGACCGTCGAGTATGCGGTTGATATTAAATCGTACATTGATGTCAAGTTCGAACAGCTTAAGGACATGATTGAAGGTGTTTCGCCATGAATGAATCGAAATTTGTAATTCCTAGAAAATGCGATATTCCAGATGGGGCTTACGGTGTATGGCAGATTCCAGAACTGGATATTATGATTCCGCTTTATAAGGGATCCGGACCGACGAAGACACAGGAAATCATCAATAAAGAAAACAGCGCATCGATCAGACCTTGGGGCTGTGGAAGAATCATTGAGGATCATGCCTACAGCCAAGCTGGAAATGGCCAATGGCAAATCGGAAGTGTTACACCTGATATGATCGGTTTTCTTGTGCTGCCAGATAAGACAGAACAATATGTTTGTAATCGCGTTCTCCGGGCTAAACGATTCAATACCTGTTTTACCTGTGACGGTGTCGGCGTTTATCCCCGATCGGCAACAGACATTCTATGTGCCTGCTGTGCCACAGCCGATGCAACGGAAGATTATATCGCGGCATTCAAGTATAAGGGCACGATACCCTAATTTTATATTTTAAACTTCCGGAGGTAATTTCCTATGGAATTTTGGGAAATTCTGGAATCAATCGGAATCAGTCAGAAAGCTTTCTGGACCGGATTGGTGTTTCTGTCGTCACTGTTTATTGAGTGGCGGCCTGAAATTAAGTGGAATCCATGGACTGCCCTGTTCAAGTGGATCGGCTCGAGATTCAACAAGCAAATCAATAATAATCTAAAGGCTGTCCGAGAAGAGATTCAGGCCCTTGATGAAAAAGTTGATAATCTTCAGACAGAGGTTGGTAAAGTTCAGAGCGATCTTACCGATCACATTAAAGAGTCTGAAATAAAATCTTTACAGGATACACGGCGTGATATTTTGGAATTTGCAAACGCATGCATGAATGGACGTAAACATACCATGGAGCAGTTTGATTTCGTAATCAAGCAATGCGATGAGTATGAAGACTACATTGAAAAAACAGACACAAAGAACGGAGTTATTGAAACAGCGATTAAAGAAATCAGACGACTCTATGAAAAATGCAGACATGAAAACAGTTTCTTGAAAGAAGGAGAAGTGGAACCATGAAAAACAAAACCTATGATATTCTGAAGTACATTGCGCAGATTGTTCTGCCGGCTCTTGGCGCTCTGTACGCGGCCCTTGCTCCGCTGTGGAAGCTTCCTTATGCGGAAGCAGTCGTCGGGACGATTGCTGCAGTTGATGCGTTTCTTGGCGCTCTTCTGAAGCTTAGTTCGGATAAGTATTATGCGCAGGGTCGGGATGTTCTTGGCACACTTGCGATTGATACTGAAAATGAAACCGCTAACTTCAATTTCGATGAGACCAATGCCGAGGATCTTCTGAATGCGAAGACGGCAAAAGTTAAAGTTGAAGTCTACGAAGGAAAACATGAAGCGTAATATTTAATTCGCAAGGGCTGCAAGTCGTATGATTTACAGCCCTTATTTTTTTCGCCAAATCACAATAATCGCAAAATTTACAATCCATATAGTAGAGAGGTGACGATTGGTGTAATCGGTAGCACGCCAGAAATGGAGATGTAGGTTCGAGTCCTGCAGCCTCTTATTTTTTTCGCAAATTTTTCAGGTTCTATAATAGAGAGAAACTAAATTTATGGAAAAAGAGGCTTTGAAATGAAGAAAGTATTAATTGGTTTGAGACAATTCATTGAGAATCACAGCGAGTTTATTGATTCACTGGCGAAAGGAGTGATTGGAGCGAATCGTTATATTTCGACAGGAGGTGAATACGTTAGCATAAATTAAGTTGAAAGGAGACGGGAGTCGCTGTTAATAGCACATGCACAGCGGCTCTCTTCTTTTTCCAAAAAATTTCCCCGGTTGGCATTTTTTTGAAATCAAAATGGAAGAGGTGAATTCAATGTGGTTATCAGTAAGAAATCGAAAGACATGATCTATCATGAAGAAGACTGTCCGTATGTAAAGCGTATAAACAAAAAGTATCTCAGACATGTGTCAACTAATACGGCAAAAGAGCGAGGTTATCATGCATGTTCTTACTGTGGCGGTCTTCATGGCATGTATTTACGTATGCGAGATGATCCGATGTTTTTCGGCAGAATAAAAGAAGGAATTTCGGTGTCTTATGATCGGGTGGATAGAGGACTGTGCTTTCGAACGAAGAATGGCTTTTGGAAAGTTATCGTTAGAGGCCAGGTAGAGACTTATAAACTCTGGCATCTTAACCATGGGCATTTCGATCCTGAGCTTCCAGACAAGATTCTTATGCGGAGAACATTTCACAGGCAGTCAGACGTGAAGGAAACACTGAATATGGGACGGATTATTCGGTATATTTCCGATCACGACAAGGCAAAACGGATTATGGACGACGATTGGAAGAAACTTCCAAAGTCTACGCCAAAGCAAAAGAAATACTACAAACAGGCCCAAAAGAGAGCTAAACAAAAAGAGAACAGAAGAATCGACGAACTATTTAAAAAGCTTGAAAAAGGAGAACTGTAAAATGGACGAAACAATGAAAGTTTATATGCCGAGAAAACAGCTGCCAATCATGTCGCATGAAGAAGCCTCTGCTGTTATCGCAAAGAAAGCAAAGCATGCGGCGGCTCATAAATCAAAATGGAATAGATTCTGTGAATATTTGTTTGACGGTAAGACTTGGAAAAATGTTTTCAATGGTCAGGCCAAAGAGACTTACGAATTGGAACAGAAGTATCCATGGTATGAAATTCTGCATCGTTGGATCATTGCTCTTTGCGTGATCGGTCTGTTCGTTTCATTCGTCATCTGGGGTGTGAACATTTATACGGAACGCACTGCGCAAGCCTACGGTCAGACAATTGCCGAACAAAAAGACGCTGAGCACCAGGCTTATATTGCTCAACAGGAAGCGGATCGTCAAGCGGCGGAACAGTCGCTTGAGAATTTGATGAAAGCCAATGCGCAGGTTAAGGCCAAGCTCGGTTATGGCAGCCGCAATTTTATTGAAAAGTACAATTACAGCGATGCCGATTTCATGACGCTTTACCAGTGCGTTGATAATCGGCTCAAGAATAAGATGTATCTTGGAATGACAATCGATGAGATTGTATTTAAAGAAGGACAGTTCATCGCGTCGTATGATACGAATCCAGTGCGGGACTATTACTTCAATCTCGCGATGAAATCCGAGCGACTTAAGCACGAAAGAGAAGTAAACGATCTTCCTGAACCGGTCGGATCCGATTATATTTACACGATCTATACGCCGCATGGAATCTATCTCGCCAACGATCCGAATGCTCCAGCTTATACTTGGTGGAGATATTCTGAGTAAGGAGGAATGTTTAATGGAAAAGCTTTTTTACGATGATCTTTATTTTTATCCGATGTATAAATGCAGATTGTGCGGGAAAACATTTTATAAATATTGTCCGCAAAAAAACTGAGCGAGCAATGGAGATAATGGATGCAAAATGTTCGCGCTATGGACACGAAGAAACAATTAAAATGTTTGATTATATGATGGATGGAACATGGCATAGATGCCAGGAGAATACAGAAAGCGATATGGGCTATGCTGATTTTATCGGTTTTAAGCATCATAAATTCGAATATATTGAGGCGAGACCACTCCGGAATTTTTAACTAGACTTGTAAATTGGCCAGAACAAGGAGAACCGTAATGGGACAGCATAAATATAATCCGACAGCGATTGCTGCTAAAAATGGAGAAATTCCACCAAAACCAAAACCTCCATCGAAAAGAGAACGTGAGACCATGGCGTATATGGCTTTTCAAAAAGCTATGCATGATAAAGGGCTATTGACGCCGTTTGATATGAATATTCTTCTGGGTGTTGATAATACTTATTTAAACTAAAGCACTATATTATAATAAGGAAGGAACTATAAAAATGAAAACCTATAGCTTTAATCTCTGCCATTACACGATCACTGTGACAATTGAAAAGAAGCCGTATAGATCGTTCAAAGACGAGACGGCCAAGGAACCGCACGAAGAATTCAAAATGGAAGATCTGAGATCGGTAGAGGAGTGCTTCACCGAGTATATTGAGTCTCAGCGTGGAACTCTGTCAGCCGCAACGATCAAAGGATATGAGAACGTTCGTGACAAGCATCTGGACCGGATCATGGTGTGCTATATTTCGAGAGTGGACGAGGCGGTTATTCAGAGAGCTTTCGATGAGGAGCTCGCGAAGGGATACAGCGAGAAAACAATCAAGGGTTATAAGACACTGCTTATGAAAGTTCTCGCTGTTTACCGTCCTGATCTTCACCCTGAAATTCGTATCAAAAAGGAGACTGACGATGAGAACGCCTAAGCCTGAGCAACTGAAATCCGGTAACTGGCGAATTCAATTGCAAATTAAAGGCCATCGCTATTCCGTTACTGCACCGACTAAAAAAGAAGTCAGAGAAAAGGCAAAACAATTATATGCTGGAGTAGAATTAGAGAAGCGGCTTCCGATGACCGTTGGTCGTGCTATGGATCAGTATATTGCTGAAAAGTCAGGTGTTCTGTCTCCGAGTACGATTCGTGGGTATAAGTCTGTCCGAAAGAACTATTTTCAGGATCTTATGGACATTAATATTTCGGATCTGACCCAAGGAGATATTCAGTTGGCTGTATCGAACGAAGCTCTGAAGGGAAAGTCGCCGAAGACGATTCGGAACGCTCATGGACTTCTAAGCGCCGTTCTCGAAGAATTCAGACCGAACTTCTCTACGCATACTCATTTGCCAGAAAAGCAGCAGACCGAAATGCGGATATTTACCGAAGAAGAAATGCAGAAAGTCTGGAATGCAGCAAAAGGCACTAAATATGAGCTTCCGATTCTGCTTGGATCCTGGATGGGCCTGAGAATGAGCGAGGTTCGAGGATTGAAGTTTGAGGATCTGAAAGAAGGCAAACTTCATATTCATACGGCTGTCGTTCGCGATTCGGAAGGGAAGAGCATTGAGAAGGGGACGAAAACAGTTTCCGGAGATCGATGGATTAAATGCCCTGGAACGATTCAGCATCTGATTGTCGTTGAAAGGCTGAAGCTCGAAGATGCCGGAAAGAATAAAGATGAGATCGCGAAAAGTTATATTTGTCATTATGCTGACATCACGATCTATAAAAATTTTGTATCAATTTGCAAGAAAGCTGGAGTTGAGCCATGCAGATTTCATGATCTCCGGCATTTTGCTGCGTCTGAGGCACATGCGCTTGGCGTTCCGAACAAGTATTCAATGAAACGCATGGGTCATAAAACCGAAAATATGCTACAAAACGTATATCAGCATACAATGAGAGACAAGGAAGATGAATTCGGACAGATCATTGACGAAAAAATGGAGAAACTGTATAATGGATAAAAAGAGAATGTTTAGAAATGGTGAACTCGTTGATGTGTATTATGATGAAAAATGGCGAAGAGTACTTGATTCATTGGGTTTATGGCGTTCGAAGAAATTCAGGACGGTATCCGTGGCCAAAAACCAATAATTTGAATGAGTCTGCACACGAAAATGCACATGGAAAATGAGGATCGAAGTAAATACTGGCCTATTGAGAGGTTTGTATGATGGGTTCGACTCCCATCATCCGCTCCAGAGCGAGGGTTGCAGGCTTACTTAGGGTTTTGCGACTCTCGCTTATTTTACTATCATTTTAGGCCTTCTTGGGTGAGATCTTCGTTTCATCTGGGAAGGCCTTTTTGCATTTCTGAGCGAAATTTCTGCACACGAAAGTGCACACGGGATCTTTTGTGTGCATTTACTCGAGCCATTTAAAGTGTGAAAGCGTGGTGATGCCAAATGATAGGGGATAACGTAATGCCTCTTACGTAGCTAAAGCTCTCTCGTGAAGTCGACCGCGGGAGGGCTTTATTAATATATGGAAGGTGAGTGGAGATGATTTATATGGACTAAAATAATTTATGAAAGGATGATGTTTAATAGCATTTTTCGAGCAAATGTGCGAAATGACCGGGTATAAACCTCAGACTACTTTCTGGGATGATTTTATGATCGCAGAAAAATTTGGAGCGGACGCCGTTCGTGATACCTTTAACAGGGCCATGAAAGCCTGGAAAAAGAATTATATTTACCTTACCGAGCTTGTTATGGTTCTGAATTGGAATATCTGGTATTGGGACGACGCCGGAACGAAGAAAGCAGAAGAGCTGACAGAGCTTTACAATGAGCTTTGGAAAAAGGCAGATCAGTATGCACTGGATAATTTAATCGGTGATGAGCTTCAGTATTTTTTAAGGACGGTGGACTAAGACCGAATACGTAATTCCAGAAGTCCGATCCAGAATGTACACGCAGGAAGTCGGAGCAATGTACGGGCGAAAACCAATCAAGTCTACGATAGATGCCGCGGATGCGCTGATGGAGCATTTTTATGATGCGGATAAGGAATACTTTGTTGCTGTTCATATTGATGCTCAAGGAAGGCCAATCAGCTTTTCCATTGTATCATCCGGTGATGTTACTGCCGTACATTTTCCGATCTCGAGTGTATTTAAAACAGCTCTTTTGCAAAATGCCGTATCTATTATTGTATGCCATAATCATCCAGGCGGAACTTTAAGTCCATCTAATGAAGACCTTGAAGCAACAAGAATGCTGGTAGAAGCTGGAAAGATACTTGGCATAAAAGTTCTGGACCATTTTATTCTTACGCCGACTGATTATCTCAGTTTAAGGGAGAGACGAGGTGATCTGTTTAATTAATACGAAAAAGTAGTAAAACGAGGTGAAAGATACGCTTGCTGGAGCCAATGGGAGAAGTTTAGATGATGAAATGTTTATTTAAGTCTCTCAGAATCGCTCCAGCAGGCAACCATTTTGAGGTAAAATGGGGAGCGGCTTTTACAGTCGCTCTTTTTTTGCCTCTAAGTTAAACTACTCTAATCGCACAGTTATATTTCAAATCTGAAATGCTTTTTCGTCATTCAAATCTGAAAGGATTCTTTCAAACTGGAAACAACCTGTAACAAACATGATTTACATTCGGCTTTCTCGTGATATACTGTATTTGCTGGCCAGCAATCAACTGTAAAAAGGAGATTGCAGCAATGAAAGTGATATTTTCGGACGAAGAGAAGCGCATGGATCGATTCGACGCCATCCTATGTGAGTATTGTCGACATTATAGAAAATCCGTGGAGACAGTAGCTCAAAAAGTTGGATGCAGCACAGCGAGCTTGTGGCGATATCGTACTCAGGTTGAATCATTTCGAAAGGCTCCGCTTGGAGTTATAGCAAATTGCCTAAGGCTTACGAATGTTTCGAATCAGGATCTTCGTTATATTCTTGGCCTTCCGACAGGTAAAGCCGAAAATGAAAACTGAATATACACTGAGTAAGCATCGCTTTTACGAGCTAAAGCACTTCTGTCTCCAATACCCGGAATGGAAGAAGTTATATTCTCGGCTGGACGGATGGGACGGTAAAGGCGACACGACTTCTCGAGACGGGATCAAGCGTGCCGATATTCGTCGCAATGTAGAGTTGATCGAATACTGCGCTATGATTACAGATCGTGATATTTTGCGATATGTTACAGAAGGGATTAGTTTACCTGTTGAGTTAAGGTATTCTTACAAAAGATTCTTCTGGGAGCTTAGTAAACGACGGTGATATTTTGTATTCGCAAAATAAACTATCCTTATAGTAGAGACTATTAAGGGAGGTTATAGCATGTTTACAAGAAAAAGATTTCCGCTTAAAGTAGTTTATTATAGAATTTATGATTGCGTTTATGGACCAGGCGAATTGAGAAATGAAGATGTTCGATGGTTTGAGAACGAAGCAGAATTTGAAGATTGGCTACGTCGATCGGAAGAACTTGGACAGATTGGAGAAAATACATACCATTATCAAATAGTATCAAAAGAATGGGAGGTTGCTGTATAATTAGCAATCTCTCTTTTATTTTCGCAAAATATTCAACTCCTATAATGGTGGACCAATAAATGTGTCTCCAATTTTATATTTTTAGGAGGAATTCAACATGGCAAAAATCAGAGAAATTGCGATGGCGGTTGGAAGAAAGGTTCTCAATGAACTTCCGAACAAGAAGTACTGGAATGGATGTGCAAAATTTAAGGACGGTCGTGTCATCTACGACAAAGATGTATACGACTTTGTATTTACTCATATGCGTTTGCTGGATCGATTCGATGCAAGGAAAATCGTTGAGGCGGCGCTTGCGTCATTCGCTATGCTGGAAGGAACCGCGGGAAGACCTATACGCGAAGATTGGAAATTCAAATGGTGAACAGAAAGATTGACTGCTGATTATTCAGTGGTCTTTCTTTTTCGCAAATTAAACAAGCCTATTAGTGGAATAACTAAAATTTAGAAAGGGGCATGTATTTATGGACAACGATAAAATCACTGCCGAAATCAACAAAATTCAAGGGATGCTGGACACATGCGATCCTGTGGAAGAGCGTTATAGTATTTTGCTCGGAGTTCTTGCTAGACTCGTAAAGATGAAGTCTGATAACGATGAAGCCTGCGACAAGCAGAATGAACGTCAGGACAAACTCAGTCTTGAACGCGAAAAACTCCTGAAAGAGTTGGAGCTTAAAACAAAAGAGCTCGAACTCAAGTACGGAATCGAAGCGCAAAAGTTGGAGAAAGATGCTGGCGAAGCTGTAAATCGCAGGCGCGAAGAAAGGCGTCATGCTATATGGGATATTATCAAGATCCTGGCGCAGATTATCGGCTCTATCGCGGTGATCCTTGTAACCGGTAAAGTTGAAGAAAGTGTTTTAATCGGCAATCACAAGTGGTCTGTGATTCAGAAGCTTTTTAAGTAATTATTGTTAATAAGAATAAGGTGCGTGATATTCACAATCCTTATTCTTTTTCGCAATTTATACAGCCTCTTTATTGAGGAGGTGGTTGCTTGACGAGTGATCAAGATAGGTATGAAAACTTAGCCGACACAGCGATGATGCTGTTATTGTTGGTTCTGTTTCTACCAATCAAAAAGATCCTAGACAAGGCATTATAATCCAGAAAGGAGAGCCCTTCGCTATGAGGGACTCTTCTTTATATTTTTTCGCATATAAAACAACTCTTATAATGGACAAAACCTATTATAAGGAGGATTCGAAATGGACGAAATCAACATCAGAACTGGATTCTTTCAAGGAATTATCGTCAAGATAATCAAGAAGGTAATTAGACAGAAGACAGGCTATAACCTGGATCTTCGGTTTAATGATCCGATTCAAGTGAACTTTGACGGCGATAAAGTGAAAGTACATCTGAATCTTGATATTGAACTCGGAAAGGATGATCTTCAGAGAATACTGAAGGATCTTGTCTGAATTAAAAGAATAAGGAACGTGATATTCACAACCCTTATTCTTTTTCGCAAGAAAAACAATGCTTATAACGGAGAGGTTGTGTAAGACCTTTTAACGTATAAGGAGAGTGGAATTCCTGGGTTATGCCGGGGCGGTTGAGATACTGCAACCACACGAATAGTTCAATAGTAGAACGCTCATGACGCTGAGTCAAATGAGAGACACCTGTTTGAAGCGGGCAATCCTTATATTTTTCTCGCAAGTTTTACAGGGATTTTAATAGAGAAATCAGAAAGGAGATATTTTCATGGTAAAAGAATTAGTCAAGCTTAGCTTAACCGGATGGAATCTGTTTCTAGGAGGAACTCACAAACAAAGATTTCTTGCGTATGTCGCTATTGGAGCGATTGAAGGCGGAACAAGAGCTTTCATCGAATCAGCGACTGGAATACGCAAGAAGCGCAGAGAAGAGCTCTTTCGGAGAGAAAAAGAGCTAGATAG